TAGCAATGGTAACTACACTCTATAAATATATATATATATAGAGAGAGAGACAATTGTCACTACTTTTTCTGTTAGAAATTGATGTAATCGGCCAATACATTTTTCAAGAATATTATATTGTGCGTTTTGGGATTCCTGTCAATATTTTGACAAGTCATAACATTTCACAAATTGTTGATTGCGTAAAAAATAACAAAGCTTTTCATATGTTTGGATTTTTATTATAACTTTTTGACACTATATTACATACATGGAAAAAAAATTCCAATTAAATTTACGATGCTATCATCTTCATTTTTTTTTATTGATTATTGTAGTGTTAGACTATCTTGCATAAAAAAGCTATATATAGCTCATCATATACCTAGAATTATACTTTGCATATATAAAAATAGATAAAAGTATATATGGGCAAAAATATAAAATTTTGCCGCTTATTAAATATATTAGTCATATATAGATTATTCTATAGTATTTCTATTATATTTTATTTTTTAAATTATCAAAATGACATCCGCAGCGGACACATGTGAAACAGCTAGAATTACAGATAAGTTTCTATGGGCACTTTTGAAGAACACCAAACGCTCTACTATTTGCGATCAAAACCGCGACGATATCATAAAACGCAGCTGAGTATTAGAAAGTTAAAAAAAAAGTAATATAATTGACGTGTATTTGAAATGGGAAATCTTGGAAATCGAATGGAAAGTACTAAGGATTGGAACTAAGAGCTTAAACTCGGCAGAAATTTTTGTTTTAGCATAAAAAACAATGTTTTGCTTGATGAGCAACAAAAAAAATACTTTCGCTGGATACGAAGCACCCTAATATATATACATGTAAAGTTGCTAATTTTAACATTAAATAAAAATTTAATCTAGACTGAGGCATTGGCCAATGGTCAAATTGCAAGGCTCGGCTTGACTAAAATTAAACTATCGGGCCCAGCCTCGGCCGATCCTTGGGCTAATGGCCAGCGGCCGAGGCTTGAATTAATAAAAATCAAACCATAGGGCCTAGGTTTGGACCAGGTCTGGCCCCTTGGTCATTTTCAAGGCTTGGGGTAACAAAATCAAACCATAGGGCCTAAATTTTAGTGGAATTTTCGTTCCACGTATATTATATTATGAGTAATGGTATTTCTAGAAAAATACGAAAATAGATAAGTGCTGAATGATTTTTATGATCATAAAATTTTATGATTTTCTTTGGCACGTTGAGATTATGAACGTTCGCAATAAAAAGAATATAAAATCGCTGGCACTTCTCAAGTTCGGATCATTTGAAAGAAGTATACCAACGAGGGATTCAAACCGCTTACTTATTTGTCTTATTGAACGTACACTGTAATAAAAGCGGTGCTGAATCCGTTCATTTTAACACTGATCTCGGGGTCACATTTAACACCTACAACTTTAGCATAGAAAGTGCGTGGATTGACAACGCGTTTTTCTACAACCTATCCATATTAGCAAATAATGAGTATACAGAATGGATTGAATTAAATGACACCTCATATGATGACTTATTTAAGTATTTAATAATCATCAGTCCATTATTGATTCATCTATATTAAAGCTTTCTGAATAATGAACAAAAATATTGAACAAAGTTTTATTATGAAGTACTTAAAGCGATGACATCATCTGCTAAGAAAAAATGACTCTAACAAAAGTAGTAGTATTAATTCACTTTTTAAAGCTTGATAGTCTTATGTAGAAAATTTCAACATAGCGATCGTCCCTAGTACGAACTTCACATGGCTCTATACAAATTGCAAAGCTTTTGTTAAAATACTTACCAGGAGTGATTTCTTAGTAGAAATTTTCAATTTAAAAATTACTTGGTAGTGATAGTCGCTTAATTGAGACTTGAACTGATACTCTCATTTTAAGCGGAAATAGATCCGTTGACAAGTTATTAATTGTATTGAATGCGTAGCGCCCGAGTGGAATTCCAGCTCGGTATGCCGAAATACCAATTCGGAAAGAATGAGGCTTCCTAGAATACGGCGATTTAAATTCGTACGAAGTTCCGTCTTCATCAGGAAAACCGAAACTCGACATACCAAAACATTTCCAAACTTGGTTGTCGTTAGAAAAGTTTCCGGCATATATACATACACGCCACCGTTCATCATACGGTTTCGAATAAAATTAATCTACTTAGTATTTAATTTACAATTCAAATTATTGAAAGATGATAAATGAACTGATACATAATCGTAAAGAGCGCTATCTCTGTGTAGATGTCTCAATTTATTGTTTAACGGGTCTTATATCAGATGTCATGAACACGTATCCGAAGATATAATGTCACAGGATATAATGACGTGGATATAACGTTGCAAGAATTCTGTGACGTATAACCAGTCGTTCAATTTTTTAAGAATCATCGTAACGTAGCATGACATACTCATCTATCGGACTAGCACATCTAAAAATAACATTTTCACTATTTATTTCCCAAATAATTATTAGTACGTTGTGTCTATGTTTGCTTATTATATGACATTTATCAAAACAGTCATTGACCTGTTTATCTTAAACAAGCGAATTTAGTATTTCATAAATAAACTATATACCGATATAAAGGTTAGTTGTATAGTTATTATTTTCCATTGGACTTCTCACAGTTTAGACAAATAAGAAAACAACAGTTTATTCCGACGATACATTTTTATTACTTCATTATCTATGAATCAATAATGGAAAGTTGTGTAACCAACATTTAATACTAAGAAATAAATCGTATGTTTACTGATTAGAGCCGGACCTGTTTTTAGTAATGCGTAGGACGATATATGATGTGGAGGGAATATTTCTATCTCTCTCGCTCATGATAACGAATACTCCCTCTAGCATATATATAAGTTGGCTGCTAAAGAGATTGGATATTCAACCCTCAACTCGCGAGTGTAAGGACAAGTTTACGGGAGTTTAATGTCAGTTGTATTGAAACCTTACATGATTTATGTAAAATAAAAAGTATTGGATTCTTCAAATTGTTGATTTATGAATGTTGGAACGACTGGAACATATCGAAGACTTCAAGGTAAGATATTATTTTTAGTATATTTCAAAATCATTAATAAATCTTCGTCTGTTCGAATTGAGGCCTCCCAAGGGCAACTGATACAGTGATAGATAAAAGTACTTTGATGACTACGACATCATCTATTGGAACTAATCAACTGGCTCGCGATATGTAATTTTAATTTTGCTTTTATTATTTTGAGATGGAACGCACTGAAAAATTCAAGTACTATGTTATAAAATTTTTGCAATTGGAATAAAATGATATTTTCTTTTGCAGAAGTGTACGAAGACGCGGCAATTTTCATCAATAAAGATGAATGATGCGTGTTATGAATATAAATGTTCGAATATGAAGAATGGAGGTACATATCTTGAATTATAATCTACGTTTAAGTTCAGTATCATAACTATTTTTAATGGAATCTATCGAACTTTAGCAGTACCTACACGGGTGTTTCTGATCCGTCAAAAATTTGACTTTACTATCGAAATGAGTATTAGTAGCATACAAAAGAAAGGTTTGAATGTCTTTTCCGCCCAATATGTAAAATAATAATAATTTTCGGTTTTAGATCAAGAATTACCAACGATGGTGAAAAAAAAAACAGGCAGACCTAAWCGAAACTCGAATTCAATGATGAGATTGACAAACCTCTGAATTTAGTCGTAACCTCGAAAAAGGATGACAAATCTGAAACGAAGAAACTAAAACGAACGACGCTGCCTACCCCAGACATAGAAACTCCTTCGAAACGGTCAAAAGTTGTTGAGCCAAATGAATCTGTTAGTGACGCCGCAGAACAGCCGAGTCAAGCATCCGAATGCTTGAGTGAAACTCAACCCTCACCAACTCGTGAAGATTTTCCAATTCAAAATTTGTGTTCATCAGAAGTAAACGTTGACGAATCTAACGACAGAAGTTGTGTTGAAGAAATAGAGCCCGTCGACGACAGTGAGCAGGAGCGACCATCTGTTATTCAGAACTATTCGAAATTAACGAATTCATTGTCAAATCCTCAACCTATGCTTGACCCCACATTTTTCATAGAACTTCTTACGGTCTTACGGAATCTGCATGCAGTTTCTGCTAACTCATACACCCTGGTAAATAACTTACGTCAAATAATAATTGATAATACAGCAACATTGAAAGATCTAAAACAGTTAATCGTCAATAGCCGTAGTCCAAACAGCGATATTCCGACCACATCTCAATCAACAAACATTATAGTGGAAGTTGAGGAGATATCCGAAAAAAACAACAGCAATCAAAAGCAACGAGATGAGGAATGCAATGACCATAGTGATAATGAGACTGATGAAGTTCCTAAGAAAAAACGTTCTCAAAAGCGAAAATTTGTTTTACCTCCAGAATACGATGAAAATGACTCAAGATGGACCTTAAAGCATCGTCAAATGGCTCCGGGACTTGTAGAACTCATGCCCCATACCAATGTCTACATCAATGCCATAAAGCTTAGTAATTGCAAGAGATTGTCAAAAGATTGCAAATCATTGGCTCGATTGTTATTGGTCGAAATTTTCACTAAGAGTGCATTGACCATCTGTTCATTAACCGGGTCAAGAGCTMGAGCTTACGATGTCGAAGGAGCAACTATCAGACCAGGATTAGATGAAACTGCAAGAACAGTGTTGCTCACATATGTTGAAGAGTACGGCCGTGAGAAAGGTTGGATTACATTAGACACTCAATCTATTCAGAACAGTATTCGTAATAAAATGCAAGAGTTTAGATTTAAATATGGATAATAAGTTTGTTATTGCACACAGCCATTATTAGTATTATGTAAATATTTCGCGGGTATTTGTTTTAAGTGTATTTATTTACTAAGAACTAGTTTGTGTCATTAAAACATTATTGGCAATCTTGTAATATAGTTATCTGAATAAATTCTATGAATATAATTAGTAAGTTCCGATGTTTATTTTACCTTATGCCTTTTCCGAGAACACTTTATCTTTGTTTGTGGTTCATTTAATAAAATGATATCCTTATAGTTCTTTGAATTCAAAAATCCTCGAATCCCGATAGTTTACAAATTAATATTCACAGATGCAATGTTCTATCTAAAAATATTGTATTAGTCATCACTTAAAATAAGGTCATCGTTCAGTTCATTCACTTCAATTCTATTAGATTGTACTGAACAATAGATAATGTATGGTTCCATATGATGAACTGTTCTTAATTTATACAGACTAAAACATGAAATTGTCATCTAAGCAATAGACAATTTTGTTGTCTCCCATATGAATAATTATTTTGTTATTATACGCAGTTGTCATTACTATGTAAACATTCCCACGTATTATTTGTACATGTTTGTTTTTATTTTAAAGCTACGTTAGTCATGAAGCAAACTTTGTCATTTTATTAATGCTACGTTTGTATTTCATTTAATGATCCAATCAATTAACTACTTTTCATTGTCCTCGTTACACTTTCCTGTTTTAAATATGTTACCGCATTTGTAGTAAATTCATTTATTCAATTATTCCCATATTACGTTGAACCCGAAAATCCCCGAACCCGGTTATGATTTTCAATTGGTAACTACAGTACCAGTTTTATATATAGCACAAAGTATCAGACAAAAGTTATAACAAAAAAAATAATGTGTATAGTTATATTCTGAACAATAACAACTATACATTTGAGACTAAACATAAACACGTTTCCCGAAGATAAGAGTCGAGCACGGACTGCTTTGTTATTTCTCGAAGCGACTACATGARTTGACAATTTCCGGTTACTACTCTGATAACAGAGGGTCATAAAGGAAATTGATATGGAATAACCACTAACATGCGCAGTAATTATTATATGTGATAAAAACCGGAAAGTTCTGCAATATTTGTGATAATTGTGGTTTGTTACTGGCTAATTATGAACGGTAATTAAGAGTTGAATAACAACGCTGTTTGTGAGACGGTAATAACTTAGCTATTGTTTAACGATCAATTGAATCATTACGTCATCCATCAAGCAAACGCATAACCATCAGTCAAATAAGTTAAAATCCTCATCGAAACCAATACTTTTGGATAAAAATCTTCCCGACTAGAAATTTTGGTGAGGCTTGCCGAAAAATCAGTTTGGCTCGAACTAGGCTTGCCTAACTAAGGTAAGCCTAATTCGTATCTTGTCAGAACTTTATGAGGCAAAACGAACATTGGCATGCCGAAAATTTAACGTTTGTAACAAGTTGCACTCAGGCCTAACATTGGAATTCCTGACTGGTAGG